AGGTGGCACATTAGTTTCATCTGATATTGTTGAAGTTCATTATTTAAACATTGTAGGTCAAACAGTAAATCCATCTGCAAATAGTGTAGGCAGTTCTCAATTAACTGCTGATGTAATTACAGGGCAAACAGAATTAGCATCAGGTGTAGCTTCAACAGACGAACTTTTAATTTCTGATGCTGGAACTCTAAAAAGAGTTGATGTATCATTAATTGGTGGTGCTAACACTCCAGCTTTCATGGGTTATCTATCATCAGATCAAAGTGTTACTGATAATACATTAACAAAAGTTACTATTAATGCTGAAGAATATGATACTGCTGGAAACTACGATCACTCCAGCAATTATAGATTTACTCCAACTACTGCTGGAAAATATTTTTTTTATGCTACTTGCTGTATGAGATCAACTACTAATTCTACTTTAAAAAATGGAAGATTAATTTTTTATAAAAATGGTAGTGCATTGTATGGAGGAGTAAGTGAACTTACTACAAACTATGGAGTTGCTCAACAGGTTACATTAACAGCTTCTTTCGAAATGAATGGATCATCTGATTATGTAGAGTTATTTGGTTCAGTAGATCATGTAGGAGGTGCAAGTAAATTTGAATCAGATTATTTTAGCACAAATCGTTCAACATACTTTGGAGCATACAAAATTATAGAATAAGGAAAATAAATTATGGCATTTAGTAAAATTATAGCAGAGAGTATGGACTTAACAGACACGTTCAACTTTACAGGAACACTACAACAAAATGGTGCTGGGATTGGTGGTCTTAATACTCCAGCTTTTGAAGCAACAAGGGGTAGCAATCAATCTGTATCACATGACACTATTACCAAAGTTCAACTTAATGTTGAAACTTTTGATACAGCTGGAAATTATGACCATAGTACAAATTATAGATTTACTCCTCAAACAAATGGGAAATATTACATTTACGCACAAGCAGTTGTTCAAGCATCTGAAGAACGATTAAAAAGATATTCTTTATATCTAAGAAAAAATGGAAATAATTATAAGTATATGTCAAATTATTTTACTAATAATGAAGCATACATAAATAATATATTTATTGGAACAACAGTAGCTTTTAATGGTAGTTCAGACTATGTAGAACTTTTTGTTAAACCAGAATACACATCATCTGGAACTCTCCAAGTTAATGGAGATAGTACAGAATTAACTTTCGGTGGATACAAAATTATAGAATAAAATTAAGGAGGAAAAACTATGGCACAACTAAGTACAAAGATTTCACTTTATGCAAATTCTTTAGGAGTTAGCAAAGTGGATTTTCAAAAAGATGTCATGTTGCAAGACGATAGCGATGGTAATGGTGCATATATCAAAGAATGGAATTTAGATATTGCTCAACCTACTTCAGCACAATTAGACAGTTATGAAACTGCTGGTAATACTGCTGAGAGTAATGCTAATGTAGATGCAACAAGACGTGAGG